TTTATATGTTTTAAGGTAGTTCTGGATGAGTTACCGAAAAAGAAAACCTTTGCATCATTGGCGTATGCGGTTGGCAAGTATATTGAAAGAGAGGTAATGTGTACCTATCTTGTTAAAACCAACCCAAAGGGCAAGGGGATCATCAAGGGAGCTAAGACAAGATCAAAAGCCAGCCAGTATAGGCACATACAGTTGTCCATGAGGAACGAAGAAAAGAAGGAGGGCATGAAGAACTTCGATCCTTGGAGCAGAAGAGACAGGTTAACTTGTGGTACTAATTTAGTTGAGTTGTTGCGTGTTTCCACAGGATTGATTGAGTATATTTACATAAAGAAAACAGTGCATTCCAGGTTGACTCGGTTTGTTGCAGCGACTCAAGAGACACTAGATTGGTTAGAGAACTACAACACTCATCATGCAATCCTTGATCCCTTTTGGATGCCAATGGTTGATGCACCTGAGAACTGGGAGAATGTTTGGGATGGAGGTTATAAAGGCAACGAAGACGATGGGTTTTATCCTGAGTTTCCTTTTATAAAAAGTTACGATAAAAAATTCTTGCGTTCCATCAATCCAAAAAACTTAAAGATTCCTATGGATGCTGTTAATTTAATTCAGCGAACACCTTGGGAGATCAACCAGAATGTGTTGGCGGTTATATTGTGGGCATGGGACAACAACGTAGAGGTTGAGGGGTTACCTTCTAAAGAAGATGAAGAGCTACCACCTTTTCCTATTGATGGTAAAGAAAACAAAGACTCAAGAAATGCCTGGGCTAAAGTAGCCAGCAAGATACACCGAAGAAATTTATCAACAAGGTCTAAGAGGATGTTGACTACGAAGGTGATTTACCTTGCAGAGAAGTTTGCAGGAGAGAGAATCTTTTTGCCATGCAACGTAGACTTTAGAGGGCGTGTTTACTATGCTCCAACATTTTGTAATCCAATGGGCAATGATTTATCTAGGGGGTTGTTACAATTTTGGAGGGAAGAAAAGGTACGCAACAAAGAGGAGGCAAGGTGGCTTGCAATTCATGGCTCTAATTCTTATGGCAACGACAAGGTATCTTTAACTGATAGGGAGCAGTGGGCATATGAAAATGCTGACATGATCAAGTCTATCGCTATTGATCCTATTGGTGACTTGAGGTGGACTGAGGCTGATGCACCTTTTAGTTTCTTAGCTTTTTGTTTTGAGTGGAGAGTGTTTCTTGAAAAAGGAAAGATAAAAACAAAGCTTCCAGTGATGATGGATGCGACAAACAATGGCTTACAGTTGTTGTCGATCCTTACAAGATGTGAGTATGGGTGTGCAGCAACTAACGTAACGCCAAATGATGAGGACATACCTGCTGACATTTACACGACTGCTAGGTTGCGTTGTGAATCTTACATGAGAGATGATGCGAAGAAGGGACATCCTTTTGCTCAAGCCTGGTTGGATTATGGCATTGATAGAAACTGTTTGAAACGTCCTACAATGACCAAGGCTTATGGCCTCACAGCATACTCATGTAGGCAATATGTACTCGACTGGTTTGAGGACAAGATACATGGTGATGATTGTCCAAGTCCCTTTTGTGAAAAGGAATACTACAAGGCAGTTCATTATCTTTCATCAAACGTATGGAGAGCTATTGAAGAAATTCTTGATCTACCGAAGCAGTGCATGGACTGGTTTGTTGAGGTTGCACAAATTGTTAGTGCAGAAGGAAGACCACTTCAATGGACTACACCCAGTGGTTTTGTTGTGAAGCAGGACTACAAGAAAGTTAAAGAGAAAAAGATTAATACATGGATTACTGGTCAAGCACTTCATGTGAACTTTCAAGAAAGCACTGACCAACTGAGTGTTGTAAAACAAAAGAATGGTGTAAGCCCTAACACAATCCACTCATATGACTCAGCCCTTTTGCATTTAGTTGTATGCAAGGCCAACAATCCTGACAATTCAACCGAGAAAGGCATCTATGATTTTTGTATGATACATGACTCATTTGGCACTCACTCAAACAAAGCACAGTTGCTTGCAGACACTATAAGATCTGAAGCAGTCAAGATGTTTACTCCTGATTTGTTGCGTGATTGGTTGAGTCAGATTAAAAAACAAAACCCTGACCTTGAATTTCCAGAGCCACCACAGTACGGCCAAGCGGATATCTCATTGATTGCTGAGAGTCCCTACTTCTTTTCCTAACGGAAAATCTGAAAACATAAAATAAAATAATATATACATATGAAAATACATAAACTAACCACGCCTATCGGAAAGGCATTTTATCCGAAGCTACAGCCCGATTATAAATGGGATGAAAATGGTCAATACTCCTGCAAGATTCACATCGAAGATGAAGGAGAGTACAACGAGTTTGCTGCAAATGTAGATAAGCTTGTGGAGGCTGCTTACAAGGAGGAGCTTGTAAGGCAGGGGAAAAAGAAGTTAAAACAATTTAACACGCCACCTATTCGTATCACTGATGATGGTGATAACGAGATCTATGCGAAGCAAGTAGCAAAGAAGCAGACTGCTAAAGGTGAGCGTACATTTTCTATTGGCATCTATGATAGCCAAGGAAACAAGCTTCCAGCAGATACAAATGTTGGAAGTGGTTCACAAGTTAGAATGAGTGTTGAACTTGCGACTTGGTATGTCCCAGCACTTGGCTTTGGTTATAGTCTTCGACTTCGTGCCGTCCAGGTTATAGAGTTAGTTGAATACAGTGGTGGCGGTGGAGCTGACAACGCTGAGTCCTTTGGATTTGGTGAAGTAAAGGGAGGTTTTGTTGGTGAAACAGAAGAAGATAACGAAGAAGATGAAGAAAGCGAAGAAGAGAATCAAGCATCGTCGAGTGCAGTTCCGTTCTAAGTTTGAAAAGAATACAGCCCTCTCCCTTAAACGGGAGGGGGTTGAATTTGAGTACGAAACTTTGAAGATCAGTTACACTAAACTGGCAACGTATACCCCTGACTTTATTTTTCCCAATGGTGTAATCATAGAAGCCAAGGGATTTTTTAAACCCAGTGATAGGACTAAGCATATTTTAATATCCCAGCAGACTGATTACGATATCAGATTCCTTTTCCAAAACGCATATAACCGACTCACCAAAAACAGTAACACCACTTACGCCTCATGGTGTGATAGGCATGGCTTCATGTGGTGTCACAAAAGAATACCAACAGAATGGACGAAACCGATAATGGATTCATAGAAAGACATCTTCCATGCCCTGACTGCTCTAGCAGTGATGCGTTGTCACTCAATGCAGATGGAAGTACCAAGTGTTTCAGTTGTGGTAAATTTACTCCTGCTAGAAACGAAACAACCAAACCAACAAAGAAAGTAAAAATGAAAAAGAACAAAGAAGAAGAAGAATTTATTTATGGGGATTTGTTACCCATAGCACCTAGAGGAATACACCTGGACACCTGTAAGAAGTATGGTTATTACGTAGGCAACTTCAGAGGCAAGACAGTACACATAGCCAACTACAGGAACTTTGATGGTGAGTTAGTTGGTCAAAAGATAAGAGACAAAAACAAAAAGTTTCAGATAACAGGTTGTGTAAAGGACACCTTTTTTGGTCAACACCTTTGGCCTAATGGTGGCAAGAAACTTATAGTATGTGAAGGGGAGATAGATTGCCTAACAGTAAGTCAGCTAGGTTCTAATAAGTATCCATGTGTCTCTATTCCTAATGGCACTGAATCAGCCAAGAGTGCGTTTAAGAAAAACTTAAAGTGGCTTGAGTTGTTTGATGAAGTGGTACTGATGTTTGACATGGATGAAGCAGGACAAAAGGCGGTGAGTGAGTGTGTTAGTATTATCCCAACAGGGAAAGCTTATGTCGCTAAGTTACCTGGAAAAGATCCTAACGCATTACTGATGGAAGGCAAAGCACAAGATGTTGTTAGGGCGATGTTTGATGCCAAGCAGTGGAGTCCAGTGAACATCATTGATGGTGCTGATTTATTTGAACGTATATCCACAGTAAAAAAGAATGATTCAGTTCCGTATCCTTTTGAGGGACTGAATGAAAAAACAAAAGGACTACGCAAAGGTGAAATTTCTTTATTTTGTGCAGGAAGCGGTGTTGGAAAGTCACAAGTCTGTAGGCAGATTGCTCATCATTTACTCACTACAACAAAGAAAACAAAGATAGGTTACATAGCTCTTGAGGAAAACATAGAGAGGTCAGCACAAGGTGTTCTTGGACTTGAGTTGGGAAAGCTATTGCACCTTGATGAGTTTGTAGTTGATGATAAATACAGAGAAGCATTTAAGAAAACAGTGGGATCTGGAAGGTTCTTTCTTTACGACCATTGGGGTTCTCTTAATACTGATCAGTTACTTTCTCATATGCGTTATCTCGTCAAGGCACTTGGAGCAGAATTTATCGTGTTAGATCACGTATCGATTTGTATTAGTGGAATGCCAGAGTCCGAACTTGGTAACGAACGCCGAGCCATAGATGTCCTGATGACAAAGCTGCGAACGCTTGTTGAGGAATGTAACTTTGCCCTTATACTTGTTAGCCACCTAAAGCGACCAGAAGGGAACCGAGGGTACGAAGACGGAATCATGCCTAACCTATCTGCACTTAGGGGCAGTCAAGCCCTTAGTCAGTTAAGTGACATTTGCATAGCCCTTTCCAGGGATCTTCAAGGTGAAGATAAAAACATAACAAAGATGTCTGTTTTGAAGAACAGGTTCAGTGGGGACACGGGACTTTGCAGTCACCTTGAGTACTGCCAAAGAACAGGCAGACTAACCGAAACAGAAATATCAGAAGAATTTTAGATTATCATTATGAGTTACAAATACAATATCCTAATCAGTGACATAGAAACGAACGCAATAAAGAACTGGCAGACACTTGATGGTCTTGATCGGTTGCATTGCTTCACAATTATAGACCCTACAACAAGTGAGTTGTATGAGTTTAATACAATGAAAGACAATATTGATGAGGGCTTAAAGATGCTACAGGAAGCTGAGTATGTTTGCTTTCACAATGGCATAGGATTTGATGCTCCTGCACTCTATCGATTGTATGGAATACGCTTCAACAAAATCGTGGACACAATGCTTATGGCAAAGGTGTTGTTCCCTGACATAGGTGATGAAGATGACAAGAGAGGATACGAAAAAGGTTTTCCTAAGAAGTTAAGAGGATCTCACTCACTCAAAGCTTGGGGTCTTCGTATCGGTGTTCATAAGGATTCACATGGTGAAGATGAAGACTGGGAGAACTTCAGTCCAGAGATGCAGAGGTATTGCAACCAGGATGTAAGGACAACATTAGCACTCTACAAGTATCTACTGGAACACAGTACATCCCCCAAGTCCCTTGTTCTTGAACATGAGTTTGCAAAACTTATCAGAGTGCAAGAGATGAATGGGTTCCCTTTTGATGTTGATAAGGCCAAGGAGCTTGCAAAGGAACTTATGGTACGTCGGGTGGAGATAGAGAATGAGATGCAAGAGGTGTTCCCTCCAAAGGTAGAGACGATGAAGAGTGTTACTGGTTGGAAGGTTGAGGTAGATGGCATCGAGTACACTGGCAAAACTAAGATTGCATTGAAGGGCCAGTTAAAGAAGGCAGGTCTGAAACAAAACATCAGTGACCTTGCAGAGAAGATGGGAAACAAAACAAAAACAATTCCCTTCAACCCAGGAAGCCGAGATCAGATTGCTGAAAGACTTATGGAAGCTGGATGGAAGCCAGCAGCGTATGAAGGAAAGCGACCAGAGATAAATGAGGGAGTGCTTAGAAAAATAGACACAAAGGAATCTCTTAAACTTCTTGAGTATCTGTTGTTACAGAAACGTCTTGGAATGTTAGCGGAAGGAAGACACGCCTGGTTGAATGCTGTTACGGATGAAGGGAGGATTCATGGTAGTGTTAACACAGCAGGAACTATTACTGGAAGGTGTACACATAACGCACCAAACCTCGGGCAGATCCCTGCGGTACGTTCGGAGTACGGAAAGGAATGTCGTGAGTTGTTTATTGCTCCAGAAGGAAAGGTTCTTGTAGGTTCTGATGCATCCCAACTGGAACTGAGATGTCTTGCACATTACCTGTACCCTTATGACTCTGGTAAATATGTTAGAGAAATCCTAGAGGGTGACATTCATACAGTTAATCAGAATGCTGCTGGTTTGACTGATAGAAGTGCAGCGAAG